GATGACAATAACCCGACTTTGACTGTTGGTTTGGGCAACGAAGACCGTGTTCTGCTCAACTGCCATCGTGGCAACCCATGCAACATCGATGAGATATTGGATTCGCTCAACTTGACAATGACGGATCTGTTCCCCACGAAGCAAGAAACACAGAAGTCGAAGCCGAAGCGTAGACATGTCGAAGACTATGACTATCAGGATGCAGATGGAAACCTGATCTTCCAAGTCCAACGTTTTGTAGATGAGAACGGAAAGAAGACGTTTACTCAACGTCGCCCAGACGAAGGGGGTGGCTGGACGTACAGCACCCAAGGAGTCCCGAAGCCGCTGTACCGCTTACCTCAGGTGCTCGCCGCGAAGAGTAACGACGGAATCATCTTTGTGGTTGAGGGAGAAAAGGATGTTCATGCTCTCGAACGTCTGGGTTGTACGGCAACTTGTAATCCGGGTGGCGCTGGCGGACCCGGTCAACGGAAGTGGACTGACCTCCACACTCAAACACTTGCTGGAGCGAAAGTTGTTGTTTGCGCAGACAATGATGAGCCGGGCGAGATCCATGCTCGTCATGTTGCTGAAGAACTAACGAAGGTCGAAGCAAAAGTCAAGGTGGTTCGGCCGCCGAAGCACAGCAAAGATGTTGCTGATCTGCTGGGGAAAGGCGGAGAACTCGCCGACCTCGTGCCACTCGACGATGATTCTCCTCAAGACGCGTTCGAGGAGTTCTATCAGGAACTGGCGGGACTCGATGGGGATGTCGAGGCGAAGTTCCGCAAAGCCCAGATGTTGCTTGAAGCCCGGAACATTCCTGATGATGCAGACAGGGGAAGGCTGGTTTATTGGTCATCGTTCCTGAAGGAAGATGCCGACGACGCTTACGACTGGCTGATTCCAAACTTGCTGGAACGACAAGAACGTGTGATCGTGGTGGCAGCCGAAGGTGTGGGCAAAACCGTCCTTGCAAGGCAGGTCGCCCTCATGTCGGCTGCTGGCATTCACCCATTCAAGCGGGATGCGATGCCACCCATTCGCACGTTGATGTTCGATTTCGAAAACCCCGAGCGAATCATCCGCCGAACCTCACGCAAAATCCACCATTCGATCAAGATGTTCAAGAAGTCGCAAGAAGTTGACGCACATCTCGTGATCAAACCGGACGGCGTCAATCTGCTCGCTGCCCCGGATCGAGCACTCATCGTCGAATACGTTGAGTCGATACGTCCAGACCTCGTGCTCCTTGGCCCGATCTACAAGTCGTTCATTGATCCGGGCGGCCGGACGGCTGAATCTATTTCAGTTGAGGTGGCAAAGTTCCTTGACATGATCAGGTCCGAGTACAACTGTGCGCTGTGGCTCGAACATCACGCTCCTCTTGGGTCCGGCAGCCATCGGGACTTGCGGCCCTTCGGCTCAGCGGTGTGGTCGAGGTGGTCCGAGTTCGGGATTGCTTTGCATCCTGATCTGACTGCGCCGGGGTTGGTGGAAGTGAGGCATTATCGGGGGATGCGCGATGAACGGGAGTGGCCGACTGGGCTGAAGCGAGGCGAGCAGTGGCCGTTCGAGCCGACTGGATTCACCTCAATGCCAACAAACCCTTGACGTTGTCACACCTCCGTGCTACACTTGCCTCAAGCAAGGGAAGCCCCTACCAACATTCAATATCCGAAACCCAAACTGGCACGCCAGTCGAATACGGGGCCATGGACATCACGGCGTGTCGTGTGTGCGGGTTTGATTCCCGTCCCTTGTTGTTACAAAGACCTCGCCCGGCAACCATCTTGGGAACCCGGCGGGGTTTTTGTTTTTTGGGAGATCCATCGCTCAACGGTTTCACGCCGAAGATTCAAAGCAAAGCAAATCAGGTCGATCTGGGTTCCGCCCTCGTGCATCTCACACACATGATCAGAAATCGTCCAAGCCCGGTCAGTCCCGGCGGACATCAGGCTAAGCCTCGATTGACGCAAGGTTGCACCCACACTCCTCGTGGCACGGATACCCCAACAAATGAATGTGGATCATCGAGAACTGCATAATCGAAGCGATCGACTTAGTCATCGTTCGGTACAGCCATTCGATGTCGTCACCTCGCATTAGTTCGAAGGGACCGAGCATCGCAACAAACGGCTCACCATCGCCGTCGTCAACGGAGTCGATAGTGGCATGAATACCCGGATTGGCACATGGGTATCCTTCTTCATTGGGTTCCGGGTGCTCGCCCTTGCAGATCGGCCAAATCTGCCAAGTATCCAAACGGTAGGCAAAGTTGTAGTAGTTGGAACCTGTCTGTTCAGACAGAAGATGGTTGTAGTCGATGAATGTCAAGAACTGATCTTGAGCATCGGGAATGCTCATTGGGCGTCCATGAATGGTTTGTTGCATTGCATCACCTTTCCACTCATGTTTAGTTTACCTCGGGACTAAGCGAGGAGAACTCATCCTAGAATAAAGACTCGTCTTGTTTCTTCCTACGATGCAATCGTTCTATGTCTAGACACACCTTGTGTGCCCAGCCCGTAGGAGCGGAAGCCAGCATCATCGTCTTGGTGGTTTTCCCGACCCAGCCAACGACTCGCCTGTAGGCGCTGTCGTCTACGTTGCTAACCGGCTCGCCACAGAACTCGCAGTTGAACTTCACACGAGTGACAGTACCGCGTCCTGCGCCTTCAACTTGGAAACGTAGGATTTGTTGCCAATCGTCATGGAGCGGATGGCGTTCTTGTTTGCATCATCCGACCAATGATGATCGAAGTATTCGACGACGGAGTTGTAGAGCGTCCATCCGTTGTAGCCGTAACCTCCGGCGTTGCGAGGGTTGCCGTACAGTTGCCGAACCTTCGTGAGTATCTCGTCCCGGTTCTCCCGCTTGCGGTCGGTGTCGATATTCTGGATCGGCCAAACTGTGTTCAACACGGTGTCGATCTTGTTGCTGCCGGGTGGCACTGGAATCGCCAGCATCTGCTCGGCACACTTCTTGAACTCTCGTGCCCAGTCGTCCGAAATACCCAAGACCTGATTGGCTTCCGTCAGCGCAGTCTCTACGTTGGCGGTGTGTCGTGCGGTGAACACGGATCGTGCTGTCTGGAGTCCGAATCTGACCGTGTTTGCGCAAACGGCACGGATGTCGGTACAGGCGTAGGTGATCGGTTGCGTTCCATCGTGGCTGGTCGATACGACGAGGTAGCGGCTCAACTTGTCGTGGACACCCATCGGGTCAATGATCAGAGTGCCGAGGTCGATGGTTGCGAAGAACTGCTTGCCATCGTTGAGCACTCCGGCGGTATCCATGATGGCGTCACCCTTGGATGCGCCAACCACGTTGATTGCTTTGTCGAGAACGGTGCTGTTCTGCACGACGTGATAGCGGTCCTTCACCGTTTCGAACGGTACGACAGTCCCGTCGTCGTTGATCCGGGCGGTGATGTAGCGTCCTTTCATTTCACGAATGACGCCGTCGCTTTCGAAGAGTACGGGCAGCAAGGCAACCTGATAGTCGGCTTTCGCTAGCCGGAGCATTTCGTCTGGGGTTTGGTGTCCTTCGACTGCTTTGCCGAGTCGATGCCAAGGGGCACCGCCTTCTTTGCGATAGGCGAAGGAGGCTTCGCCTTCTTTGATTTCGAGTTCGTGTGCCATGGGAGTCTCCTGTCTCTGGTGTTGACAATAATCTATCTCAAAGAGTATTGTATGTCAACATGGCCCGAGAGAAATATGTCCCCTCCTATGATCACTTGGCCGATGCGTGCTTCTGGGTGCATTGGCTGGACAGCAACCAAGAACTGCATCACACGCTCCGGTCGTTGTCGGCGATCATCCCTGCTGACGCCCAGTTCGTGCTACTGCACAATCCGACTGAGGCGGAACTGGACGAATAACATGACGAACACGACCTTTGGCGAATACGGGTATCGGCTCGTATATGTGCAGGCAGCGTTACGGGTTCCGGCTCATTGGTCGAATGAAGAGGTGACGAAGGTTTGTCGGTTGGCGATGATCGACGAGATGGGGGAGTTCACAATGGAATATGGTTATGTGGTGCATAGCCGCCTGATCGAACTGGCCCTCGACAGCGAGATGGAGTTTTGGGACGGCAGCGAGTCCCGTGAGTGACAAGCAAGTTCTCCTCGCCGATGATCATCTGGCGGTCATGTCTCCATACGATGCGTCGGAAGTGGCGGCCATCAAGAAGGTGGCGGGTGCTCGTTGGGATCGGCTGGCAAAGGTTTGGCGTGTGCCAGTCACGAGTTTGCCGGAGGTGTTGGAATATGCGGCGGCTTGGAACTATCACGTTGACCCCGAGGTCAAGGTACTCGAACTGCCTCAACATCCGGGGGGCAAGGAAGGCGTGGAGGAGGACAGCAATCTGCTGCTGATTCGCTTCGCCTACGATCCGGTAAAGATTACTTCAGTCAAACAAATCGCTGGCGTGGTGTGGGACACAGATCGAAAGGGGTGGCGGGCACCGATGTCAAGTCTGGGTGAGGTGGTGTTGTGGGCGGAGGAGTTTGGATTGCCGGTGGAAGGCAACCTGATTGCTTTGCGAGATGAGGTCGTGACTGCACGGAATCAGGCAATCGCACGATCGCGATCGTTAGATGCAGACATCGAGGTGCCGGGGCTTGTCGGCGAGTTGCTGGGGTATCAACGAGCCGGAGTTGCGTATGCGACCGAGAAGAAGAAATGCTTCATCGCTGACGGAATGGGGTTGGGTAAAACGCTTGAGGCGCTGGCGTCAATCGAATGGTCAGCGGCACAGGGGAATCCGGCGTTTCCGGCATTGGTGGTGTGTCCGCCATTGCTGTTGCTGAACTGGAAGGCGGAGATTGAGAAGTTCTTCCCGCATCGAACAGTCAACATGGTCAAAGACCGAAAGGCGTGGCCCGAGACACAGGCCGACTACCTTCTTATTGGCTACTCTAACATACACCACTGGAAAAGTCAACTGATAGATTTCCATTCGTATGTATTCGACGAGTCGCAATATGTGAAGAACCCAGAGGCACAACGAAGTCGGGCCGCCGTTCAGATTGCAAAGACATGCGTCGAAGGTGGACTCGTGCTCTGCCTCACCGGAACTCCGATCACGAACCGTCCCGCAGAGTACGCCAATCAACTCAACCTGATCGGGAAACTGAAAGAGTTTGGAGGGAAGTGGGGTTTCTACAAACGATATTGCAATGCGTTTCGAGACAGGTTCGGTCATTGGCACTTCGAAGGATCTTCCAACTTGGAGGAACTCAACGACCGACTGCGGGCAACTTGCTACATTCGGCGGACTAAACCCGAGGTGATGCCAGAGTTGCCACCGATTCGTCACGCCGAGTGGCTGATCGACCCGGATGCGAAGGTGATGCGGGACTATCGGAAGGCGGAGGAGAACATCGTTGAGTTTGTGGCGAACCGGGCGGCCGAGATTGCGGAGGAGTTGGGGCAGTCACCCAGATCGGCGGCAGTTCGGGCAAGGTTTCGGGCTGAGGCGAGTGAACATTTGGTGAGGTTGGCAGTTCTGAAGCGTTTGGCTGCGATGGCGAAGTTGCCTGCTGTTGTTGAGTGGGTGGAAACGGCAATCGAAGATGGGGAGAAGGTGGTGGTGGCGGCGCATCATCGAGATGTGGTTGATGCGTTGGCGGCGAAGTTCGGAGGACTGAAGATCCAAGGGGGGATGAGTCCCGAGGCAGTCGAGAGAGTGAAGGCGAAGTTTCAGACGGGGACGTTGGAAGAAGCGCCAGTCATCGTGTTGTCGATTCAGGCGGCGAAGACAGGTCACACGTTGACGGCGGCACAAAACGTTTTGTTCGTGGAGTTACCTTGGAGTCCGGCGGATGTCGATCAGGTCGCTTCGCGATGTCATCGCATCGGACAAACGGGGTCGGTTCAGGCGACGTATGCGTTGGCGGCGGACACAATCGACGAGGCGATCTTTGCGTTGATTGGTCGGAAGCGTGGTGTGGTCGATGCGGCGACTGAGGGTGATGCGTCGGTGAGGTCGGTGTCAGTTAGCGAGTTGTTCGACAGGTTCTTCTGATTCGCACGATCGCGATCGTACCTTTTGGGTGGTGCGTTGCGTCGTCTTTCTGATACGACGGAGGGTGTGGCGTTCCCGTTGGTTCCTGGATACCCAGATGCCGTGGTCGATCATGTTGACCATGGCGAACTCTAGGCAACGGGTCTGAACGGGACAGGTGGCACAGATCGCTTTGGCTATCTTGGCATCCCGAAAGAAGTTGGGGGTGCTTGACTTTCCGAACCAGAGGCTGGTGTCGTGTCCGCTACAGGCGGCGGCGTCGATCCATTCCCACGAGGAGTCGTTGAGTCCGAGGCCGT